AAGCTAACTTAAATGCTAGGAAAATGACAGATTAGAGAAAATTGACACCATGAGGCTACGTGTATTGACATATCTTATAGTAGTTAATACACTTGCTTCAGATTGTACAACTTTTAAATACACAGGCTCTCCGTGTGTCTCCTAGGATTTAGTCAATTGTATAGATAATGATGTCATCTTTCTTACCTTTAACCTTTATCGGGTCTAAATATCTAGTAGGTATGTTAGAATTCATGGCTGTTGTGTATCCAATTACTATATCTTCTCCAACTTCTTTAGTAGAGCTTTCTAATCTTGCTGCTAAATTTACAGCATCACCAATCGCAGAGTAATCAAACCTTGTATCACTTCCCATATTACCTATTACTGCCTCTCCTGTATTTATTCCGATACCTATCTCTATTCCTAGGTTGGCTTCTTCCATATCTCGGTGTATTTGTAACGCTGTTTGGATTGCTTTATTCTCATGGTCTTCAAGGTCTATAGGTGCATTAAAGATAGCCATCATTGCATCTCCAATATATTTATCTACCATCCCACCATATTCTTTTACTGCATTAGCTTGTATGGTTAATGCCTTGTTCATTATCTCTGTAACTTGTTCGGGTTCTAAAGTTTCTGACAAGCTTGTAAATCCACGCACGTCTGTAAATAAAAACGTACAACGTCTTCTATCTCCGCCTAACTTCAAAAGCTCAGGGTTATCTTGTAGTTGTTTGACTTGTCTTGGGTCAAGGTAATGTTCAAACTGTTTCTTAATTTGTTGTCTAAGCTTGAACTGTGTTCTAAAGTTTAGATAGAATTGTAGAGTAGCTATAAGTGTCATACTTGTCATACTCCAAGTCACATCTATGAGTATGTTATTTTGTATGACACTATATCCAAAGTAGCCTACTCCTGTCATCAAACTACCAACTGATACTATGCCCCATGTAATACCTAAACGTACTATTAGAAGAGCTGTAAGGAAGCCACAGGATAATAATATTAAAAGTTCTACAAACAATCTATAGTCGGGTATCTGTGGTGTATCCATTAACATGCTTTCTGATAAAGCTGCTTGAATCTTATGAGGCTCTAGTAGTCCAACAGGTGTTGCTAGTTGTGGTGATATTCCTTTAGCTGTAAATCCTACAAAAACAAATGTAGATTCAACATCCATCTCAGCTAGTGTAGTCTGTGGTGTATCAACCCAACTAATCCATTTACGACCTAGACTATCTGTGGCAACGGGTGGAATGCCTCTCACTCTAACCTGTTCTATTCCGTTCAGATTTGTGACAATCTGATAAGTTCGACCACCTCCTAGTATTTTTAAAACTTCCGTTCCAAACGAAGCGACCCACCCATTGTTTGTTTGTTGTAGTAAAGGTATTCTCCTTACTAAATTATCTACATCAACTGGTGCAGAGATAGCACCTTGATTAGCTGATTGTTTTAAAGGCTCTATGTTTTGTAAAAATCCTTGAGCTTTTGGCAATGATACTATTGGTCCTTTGATAACTGTACCAACTGTCTTTGGATAGTTATTGTTGTTTACTTCTGGCATAGCTATAACACTTGCAGACTTGGAAAGCTCTAAAGCAAACTCATCATCTCCACCCATTCTATCCGCATGTGGAAATAACATAACCCATCCAACACCATAAGCTCCTGCATCCATAATGTCTTTATGTATCTTAGCTAAGTCTTGACGAGGTAGAGGATATCCTCCCATATTGTCTAGGTCTTCTTCGGTAATGTTAAGGATTGTAAAGTGTCCTGTAGCGTTTTGTTCAGGTACAAGAGCATCAAAAGTTTTAAGTCTTAAGACTTCTAATGGGACTGCGTTAAAAAGCAAAGGTAAAGTTAATAAAGTTAATAGGGTAATAGACCACTTCATTTCATTATTTCATAGTTGTTTATAACTGCATGTGTTAAAAACACATTCGTAATTGTCAAATCATTTTTTTCAAAATTATTCTGTACTATTGTTCCTATTATTAATTTACCTAATATTAATTCTTCTAGTGTTGGTTTTTTAGAATACAAAAAATTAGTTTCGTAGACGTTTGGTTTTTTTAAACCTTGATGAGTTGTATAAACATCTAAAACATTTAAAGTCCAATAGGTAATTAGTTGTGCTTTTGTAGGAGGTTCTTTTACTTCTATAAACTGTAAAAATTTTTTTTGAGGTGGTATGTATGTAGCAGGTTGTTCGGGTATTGTTAAATCTAATTCAGCTTTTAAACCTAACGATAATAAAAATAATAATAAGTATTTCATTTTAGTTTCCTTGTGTAATTTTTATAGTAGAGTCTCCGCCACCATTAACAATGACTTGAGTACTCTTTCCATTTTGAACCATAATAACTGTATAAGCGTTTGACCTATCTAAGTCTAGCCTTACGGTGTCTTCTAAAGACTTGTAAAAGGTTATAAGGTTATCAGCTAAGAACGTATTGATTTGTGTGTTAGCATCAAAGCCTACTTGAGTTCCTTTTAAATCTACATCAGTTCTTAGAAGTGATTCAGTATTGTCTAGCTCGTTCACGTCTTCTATAATGTTTAGTAAATCTTCTAGAAAGTTTACATCAAGATAATTTATATCTAACTCTGTAAACTCTAGTTCATTATCTGCAAGATAATCTATTTCTAAATCAGAGAAATCAAGGAAGTCAACATCAAGAATATTAGAAACGCTACTTCCATCTTGTCCTTCATCTTTTTGTTCTATTTCCTTTGGTTGATTTACTATTAACATGTTATCAATTAACTCAAGGGTTAAGTCAAGGATAACGGGCTTGGTTGGTTCAGTCTCGTACATTGAAACTGTAGTAGCTTGGTAAGGTTTATTAAGTGTTACCTGTCCCATAGCTGTAGCGACAACAATCTCTCCACTTGGAAGACCATCATCGTCTGGTAGTAATATAACTAGACTCCTACCTAATTCATCTACAGTAACTGTAAAGTCTGTACCACGAATACCTATCGTAGCACTAGGAGTTTGTATAGATATATTTTCTTTATCTATTGTAGCTAACTTACCAGTGATAAACCTTGCAGTACCACTAGCAAACTGTAAAGCCATCTTAGACTTAGACGGGTCTGGGTCATAGATAAACTCGTCTATTATTAACTCTGAATGCTCAGTAAGTCTAACTTGACTATCGTCTAAAAAAGTAATGCCCAATCTCCCGTTAGAAGTTTGGACATTATCGTAGCTGTTTATATCTAAAGATAGAGAGGCTTGGTAGGTAGTATCTCTTACGACTCTACCTGTTCCGTTTAGTTCAGTTATGTTGCCAATACTAGCAACCGACTGTACTTCCTCCATCGTTTTGGACGACACAGATAGTACCATTGTCACCAGTAGAATTAATTTGCAACCAATCAGAAGCCAAGGTTGATGACTGTATGATGTTGAATGTTCTGCTGTTTCCTGTTTGGTCAAGATAGAAGTACCCATCTGCATATCCACTCCCTGTAAAGTTTACTGTGTTGCTATCCCCATCTACATCAACGTAGTTAGTAGCACCATCGTAGTTAATATCAAAGTCAAATGTGTTACTATCACCGTTTATAATCCAGTCTAAGTCTGTATTACTAGACATAGCTAGTGTAGCTAAATCAAGTGTAAAGTTATTACTACTTCCAGTAACAGCTACATTAACATCAGAACCATCTGCTCCATATGTGTTAGTAGGGTCTACTTGGATAGTAAAGTTATTACCAGTTCCGTCAAAGTTAAAAAACCCTGTGAAGTTATCAGCTAGAATATCTCCTAAGAATTTATTAGTATCTCCAATTTGATTGATGTCCAATGTCATTGTACCACCATCCAAATCTAAAGGTGTTAAAGTTCCAGCAACAGAATTTAAACCACCTATAATATTTGCAGAACCTAACTGTTCTAAATTTATATTAGCTGTATCACCAGTTTGGTCAATGTATATTTCGTTATCAGCCCCGTATAGCAGTGATACATTCATCATCACAACTAGGCTCATTAATTTTAGTTTGTTCATATCTCCAATAGCCTCTCTCTATTCCTATATTTATTATGTTTAAAACACCAGTCTCTATTGCCTTTTGCAAAGCTATAGAAACACTCTCATTCTCAGCTACACCACCTTCTATCTCTACAAGTTCTGTTTGCTGTTCGATAAAACGAAATATATCCTGAGAAATACTTGTGGATATAATGCTTTTAGAAACTAATGTTTCCATTAACACTTCTCCAGTTGATACAGATATTAATCTTAACGATATTGTAACTGTATCTTCTCTGTACTGTTTACTATTACCTATCCCTAAGTATCTAGCACCAGCACCTCCAGACTTTAGGTTAGCTTCGTAACTAACTACTCCACCCTGAACTAGCAACCCTGCAAAAAGCAAAGGTTGCATCTTGTTATCTTCTTTAAACTCTTTACGAGTGCTTCTAATAAGTTGTCTTTCTTTTGTTAGGTCATCTAAGCCTACCCTTTCTACAACTCTAAAAAACTTTCCACCTGATGTATGTTTAAAAGCTCTTATAAGAAAAGCTTCAGGTGCTTGTGTAATAGCTGTACTAAATAAAGCAAACGTACTATTACTTCTTCTCTGCCCTGTTAAATCTTTAAAGCTATTAGGGTAGATAGCTATCGTTGGCATCACTGAAGCTGCCGGTAAATTCTTTAGTTCTTCTGATTGTAGTTCTAATATGTCCGGAGATTGTATCTTCTTTGATAATACTAAATCTTCGTTATGACTTATAACTGCACAACTAGAAATAAAAATCGCCAACAGGCAAAGATATAGTCGTTGTATTACCATCACTATCCGTTATGTTTAAAGTTATTATTCCATCGACAACACTATATTCTATTCTGTTGCCTTCTAATTCTAGTACTCCACTATCGCTAGGAGTCTCACCAAACAAATTATCTACAAGCTGTCTAGAAAGCTGTGCATATATTCTAGACTCTAAGTTCCTTATAAACCTTGCAAGTGTTGTGTTCTCTTTGTCTCTTTCTATCTCATCTTGAAGTGCTTTTATCTCTGCCTTCAAAGCTGCTTTACGATTGAACTCTTGGTTCTGGATTGTAAGATAATGTGAAGATGAATTAATACCACTAAAGCTAGGACTCTTAAACTTATGTACCATTTCATCAGCTCTTAATACACTAATTGAAAACAGTAATACAAAAATACTTACGATTGCAAATTCTATTTTAATCTTTTCTTTGGTCATCTCTATCTGCCTTTGCAATTTTATCTATGTCTACTAAGTTTGGTACGCCTAGTAAAGTTTTTAAAAGTACGTCTTGTCTAATGCTTTGATTATCTAATGCTCTTACTCTATCAATCAAACTAACTATAATACCATACTGACTGTCAAGTTTAGTAGACACTCGTTCTTCCATAGTATCTAAAGCTGTTTGTACTTTATCGTCTAAGGTATCTAGTTTAGTTTCCATACCATCAATAATTCTATTGATTAGCTTCCATACAAAAGCACCTAATCCAAGAGCTGCTGCAATAGGAAAGCCCAGTTCAGTTATTAATGATACTGCTGAATCCATTAGTCTTTCTGTGTGTTAGAAGCTCCGAAGTAAAACGATATAACAGCACTTGCTAAACCACCAAGATAACCTAGTACAAGGTTTATAAGAGCTTCAGAGTTCTGCTCAGGTGGTTGTAGAGTAACAAGGAATATGTATCCCATGAAACCACCGACAACAGCTATACCCATGATACGGGCTGTCCAGTCTTTACTGAACTTATTTCTAGCGTCTTGTCCGTCAGCTACCTCTAGCTTAAATACATCTACATCAAGCTCTTTCATCTGTACTTCAAAAGCTTGTTCAGCTTTTTTAAGTTCTAGCATTTGTTCAGGTGTAGCTTCAGCTATTCCTTTCTCTATAGCTTTAGGTGTATTAGGTACGCCCAATACATCGGCTATCATGTTAGCTGCCATTCCTCCCATTGGTCCACCTAATGCAGTTCCTAATGTAGGTGCAACAGCTCCAACTATATTCTTTAACAGTCCTTTCATTTCAAGCTCCTAATACCATCATTTGTAATTCTCTACTACGTCCACCGACCTGATTAAACCAACGACTATCTTCCATTTGTACAGACATTTCTTTCCAGTCATGGTTTCTACAAGCCTTCAACATGTTACGAAACTTGGAAAGCCTAGAGCCTCCAAGGTTAAAACACATGTTTACTAATACTCTTTGTATTACTTCGGGAAGCTTTTCAAAGTCTTCCTCACTACCAAAGACATGTATAGCTTCTTTGTAATGTTTATCAAAGTCATTTTCGTAGTACATATCTACTATTTCTTGAGACACTTTAGTACCTACTTCCCACTTATATTCTGGGTCTTCTGGTTGGCAGAGGTGTCCAATCCCTAGAGTTTTATAGCCTAAGCTATCCTCATAGATTTCAAGGACTTCGCCTTCGTGTCGTTTAATATCTTGTTTGCATAATTCTATATCCATTATAATCCTAGTCCTTCCATTTGTGATTTAAGTTCTCTATCTTCAATATCTTGTGCAGCTTCTGAGGTTGCGTTAAAAGGTAATCCTGTATTTCTATTTATCATTTCATCAGGTTCGTCTTTTACGTTAGGTACGTTAGTAACTATACCACCTTTAGAATATTGTCTTACTTTATATTCTTCATCTTTACTAGATGTTCCTCTTGCTGCAGCTCTCATAGCTTTTCTAGTATCTGAAGGAAGTAAACCATATCCGGGAACATTAGTAACCATTATTTCAGGTATTCCTTTTCTATATAATATACCATCAATAAAGTCCTGTGGTAACGGACCTGCAAAAGTTTTTAATCCTGCGGTT